ACCATAGGCCCAGTAATAATAGGAGTAATTTAATTTAATTTGACTGTTGATTTCACTCTATGACTGCTATATAATTAATATATTAACTAAGGAGACCAAAGATGACAGCTTATGAATGTGCCTTACAAATTGTAGAAAAGTTACAAGCAAACATTGTTAACAATGTTCGACATAATGATGATTGTGTTGAACATACTATCGACATGAATATTCATGTCGATGACAACATTTTTGATGTACGCATCGAAGTTATAAAGTTTAGCTAGGTCTGAACTGACAAACTGACAAACTGACAAACATAATAGGACAAATTTTGACCAGGGCGCAGGTGTACAGACTACCGGGCTGACCCTAACGACGTGTTATAGACTGGGAGCCCGGTCCCGCCTAAGTCCCCAGGGACCTACTATTACGGTAGGACCCTATGATGTGGTAGTGGTTGGTGTTATGAGAAGTGTTTAAGGGCCCAGTCCCAGTAGGACTCTTGTTGTTGATGTGGGAAGGGTGTTGAGGGATTGGGTGTAGGTCGTGAGTTACTCAATGACCTATTCGCGTCAAGTTCTGACCTACAGTGTGTAGGTGTTGTGTTGTATGGGTTGTGGTCGTATGGATTCATGATTGATTTCCTAGTTGATTAAATTTTTGACCTTGCGCGGGTGTTACCGTTTATATGAGAGCTGTAGGGCCCGCCCAGGAAAATAAGAACGATTCCTAAGTAGGAATCGTTCTTATCTCTCAGTCCTACTTCTTCTTAGAAGTTAAAGGTGTAATCTGTACATTTCTTACATGTTGGTATCGAATATTTAACTTCTTCGCGATTTCAGTTCTTGTGAAATCTAAACTCGTCAGAAATCGAATCTTCGAACTTTTGGTTTCTAAAGAATTTAATTCCTTTTCCAAATTCTTGTTTAATTTAATCATTTTCTAATTCCTTTTTTAAGTTAGTTAAATAGTTATTTATTTAACTTGTAATTATTATATCATAATGAATAAAAGAAATCTAATACTTAAAAGGAATAAAGGAGTGTGTGGAGCTTGGAGTGTGTGGAGCTTGGAGTGTGTGGAGCGCAGGGTAATCCATGACAAACTCATAATTTTCGACGACGGATTAGGTGGGGTAAAATAGGGTTCATCAGAGTATTACTCAAATTCTGCAGGATTATAACCCTAAGGGCTTATTGCCTGTCCTCTAAAAATATATTTTTGCCTGAGTACATGATCGTAGGGCTTCCTGACCTAGCTGGCAGTATACGCATAGTTGATTAATCTGAGCATGTGTGTTATTATATAGTCATGACTAATGCACAGACATCCGACACTGCGGGATCACATGAGGCCCTACAGCTGCGGGCTGTAAGGGATCTTACTAAAGCACTGCCCCTCAATGACCTTGGGCTACCTGTAGGGATCTACAGAACAGATCTCCTCCCTTGGCATTCCTACGAGACTCCTATACTAGGAGTCCCTGAGCATCTTGTACCACCACCTCCAACAAGCCCCGCTAATACGCCAGAAATCCTCCCGGCTCTCTTAGATACAATTGATGATTTAGGGTTTGACATGCCAGTCTTAGAGCTGGATGAGGATCCTAAACAGGCATTAGCAGCGTCTCCTGTGGAAGAAGTTGTTCAGGAAGAGCCTACTGTACCACCACCTCCCGTCATCAGACGCATTGCGGGATTTATACAGAGTGACTTAGAAGTAGCCTTTGTATGGCTGCACTTTGATGATGGGTTCCCTGCATTCGAGGATGGAGAGCCTTTCTGGGGGAGATTTGCATTTGAACCGCACAGTGCGTATATGGCATTCCAGCAGTATCTTCAGATGCCCACAGGAGTATCCGCGGGATACGATGAAGAAGAAGAGGAGTATACGGGAGAATCCGCATCAGGAACTCGCTCCATCGGGGATTTAGCTTCGAGCATGCATGGTGATCACGACCTCCTTCGAATGCATGAGCAATACCACCAGTACTCCATTATGTATTATTGGGGGCTACGCGCGCAAGCATATGATATGTATAAGGTTGTACAACATCGTAAGAGGCAGGAGCTGCGCGCTATAGAGACGCAGGATGAACACTACATACAAGCGCGGAAGCTTCGAGGACGTCTTGACACCTATATGGATCAAGAAGAGTTCTGGGAGATGCTCACACCTAAAGTAGCCATCGACCTTCTTAAGACCACTACGGGCATGGAACGTATGTCTGCTGGAATGAATGCTAATGGATCCAGTGCGGGACAAGAACCTGGGGGCAGTGGTCAATCCATGGAGATTGCCTACCGCACGATTGCGCAGAATAATAATGTGAATGGTGGAGATGGCTCAGGGAATCTCATCGAAGAGTCTTCGGGAGAAGTACTCTCACAGATGCTTGGTGATCCCGAGCAAGCAGGTATGCTTCAGGAATTAATAATTAAGATTTCAGGAGGAGGTCATGGGTAAACCACTTATTAAGAATTATAACCCGCGAACGCATAAACTCTGTATTAAATGTCGCATCTGGAAGCCCCGTAAGGATATATTCGATGACGACGTAGATAAAGATGGGGATGCAGAGGGCGCCGAGATTTTGGAGAAGCATGGTTTTGGGAAGCATGATACGTCCTCTGATGGACTGCAAAGCATCTGCTTTGCGTGTAAAAACATTGCGAACAACGCGGCACGCAACAGGAACGTAACAGCACGACCCGTTGCTTGACACAACTAGGTGATCTTGCCCCTGCGGGGTTCACGAAGGATCTTGAGATGCACCTAGGATATAAGATTACAAAGCTTATACGGCATCTTCAGAAGGACTTACAGGAGAGGGAAGGTGGTGGTACGGATAACTTGACGCCGAGGGGGAAGGAAAAGAAGATCTCTCTTCGAAAGCGTCTAGATGCTGGCTATCATATTGACCATAAACGTCCTCTATCGTTGTATGGTGTTGTGGTTGACAATGCAGTTGACTGGGAGGAGTTCCGCAAGTGCTGGGCGATGGAGAACTTGTCTGCGATTCCAGGTAAGGAGAACCTTGCCAAGGGAGCTACATACGAGGAAGAGACAGCAGTACCACCACCTCCTCCGACTAGGGATGATTTCATATGCTAGCGTATAACTGGGGGTTGGTGAATCTTGGGGGAGGTTCTCGCGGGGCTACATTTAAGTGCCCTGATTGTGGAGGGGAAGCGCTCCTTGGTGGGGTATATGATGAAGACTCAGACGCGGGAGGACATATGATAGATGCCGATGGGAACGTATCTCCAGGTGTAGTATGTCCCTTCCCTGGGTGTGAATTTCATCAGAACATTACACTTATTGGATGGCCTAATGGCCCTCCTACAATTCAATGACTACGCCTTCTACGACTGTACCACCACCTCCTCCGACTATAGATGATGCGACTGCAGAGTTATCTTATGGTGACCAGCAACAGTTGGAACAGATCCTCAGAGATGGGTGGAAGTTTACTCCTGCAACGATGGCACATAAGATTACCGGAGGCCGTTGGATCCCTGCCCGACACCTTATGTATATCTCAACAAAGGTGGCCACTGCTATTGCAAAAGGTGGTGCCCGAATCGTCATGACGATGCCTGCACGTCATGGCAAGAGTGAATTTCTCTCAGTCAACACACCTATTTGGTTCCTAGAGACGTGGGCTCAGCGATATGTTATGATCTTAACGTACGCCTCGGACCTCGCGGAGGACTTCTCGTTGAAGGTCAGAGATACATTTGAGGACCCTGAGCTGCACCATCTACTAAGTACTAGAGTAAGGCGCACTAAAAGAAAGGTTAATAAGTGGCTTACCACAGCTGGTGGTGGGGTAACTGCAGCAGGTATTGGTGGACCCATAACAGGGCGCGGCGCAGACTTAATGCTGATTGATGACTATATCAAGAATGCAGTGGAGTCACTTTCAGCATCTCAGAGAAAGAGTACATGGGAGTGGTTTAAGAGTACGGCATATACACGTTTAGAGCCAGGAGGCTCTTTGATTGTCCTAGCTACACGATGGAATTCAAAGGATCTTATTGCGTCACTTCTTCACGAGTTGCCACATGAGAATTGGGAGCTGATTAATTTGCCTGCAATCGCAGAGATTAATGATCCTCTCGGTAGGGAGGTTGGCGAGGCCTTGTGGCCAGAGAGGTACAGTGTTGAGGCACTGCGGCGAATTCAGCTAACTCTGGGTGACTACTGGTGGAAAGCCATGTATCAGCAGCATCCTAAGTCATCCATGTCGGGCATGGATCTCGGTGACAAGCTTCGCATTATACCTGAGTCAGAGCTCCCGCACTACACACTGTTAAGATACATGCGTGTCTGGGATCTCGCATCTACAAAGGATGGAGGTGACTGGACAGTAGGTATGAAGCTAGGGTATTGTGCTTCGACAGGTCGGGTGTATCTAACTGATGTTATAAGAGTTCAGGAGTCATCAGCACGTATAGAGCAGATCATATTGGAGACGGCAGAACTTGATAGTTTGGGTTGTGAGATTTGGATGGAGCAGGAGCCTGGCTCTGCAGGTGTAGCTGTAATTGATCATTATCGAGATACTATACTGCGCGGGTACACCTTTAATGGTGAGAAAGCAACTGGGCACATATTGGTACGAGCTCAACCATTTACTGCCGGGATTGAGGCAGGACGTGTATATGCAGTGGAAGCAGAGTGGAATGAAGATCTTAAGGATGAGCTTAATGGATTTGGTGAAGAAGCCGACCATGATGATCAGATAGTGGCAGGAGCACTTGGATATCATAAGCTTGTTAAGAACCGGTTTGGTGGTTTGGTGTGGGGTAGGAGTAGTAGTACCGCAAAGAACCGTATTATTGATATTCACACTGGTCAGCCAATAGAGGCCGCACCAGCACGTAGTAGCATAACTTGGGGTGGACAAAGACATGAGTGAACAAGGTGATGTGAAGCAAATGAGGCCTAAAAGGCATCGTAAGCGTAACCGAAATAATGCAGCCAGTACCACCACCTCCTCCAATGGAGGCATTGGTATGCTAAGAACAATGAGTACGCTGCTCTCACGCATGGGCCTCGCGACTAAGGCAGGCTTATCCTTTGGTGGTTTGAGGGATCTATATGGGGTATTTGGATATAAGCACCGCCCAGAGGCATCGGACTTCCTTGCGAAGTACGTGCGTCAAGATATTGCCTCACGCATTGTGGATGCACCCCCTGATGCTACGTGGTCAAACCCTCCGGCGATTGTAGCTTCACAAGAGTTAGTGAGTAGGTGGGAAGCCCTAAACACAAAGCATAATCTCTTTGGTGCTATGCATAGAGTTGACAGACTAGCGCGACTAAATCACTTCTCTCTTATAGTTCTTGGCATTAGTGATGGTAATAGGCTCGATGTACCTGCAGGAAAGGGTAAGGACCTTTTATACGTAAATGCCGTGGGGAGCCGTATAATTAAGGAGGTCACCTTCAACTCCGACGAGACATCGGAAAGATTTGGTAAGCCTGAAATGTATCGTATTGAGTTTGACAATCCGGCTACTAAGAAGATTGCTAATGGAGACATCGACACAAAGGGACTGCGAACACTCCAAGTTCACTGGTCGAGAGTGGTTCACGTAGCAGATAACCCTTTGGAGGATACGACATTTAGTACACCAATCATCGAGAAGGTGTACAATCTCCTTGATGATCTACTAAAGGTTACTGGAGGCACAGCGGAGACATACTGGCTGACAGGTAATCGCGGTATGCAAGTGGATATTGATAAAGACATGGATATTAGCCCCTCTGATGAAAAGGCCAT